GTTCCGTGAAGAGCAAGGATCAAAGGTATCAGCCTTAGACTTCTTAGGAAGTTTGAGGACTGGATCACCAACTACGTCTAAGCTCTTTCAGACCTGGTGGCCGGTAACGGCTCTGGGTAAGTTAGGTTTCAAGGAGGAACCTGGAAAGATACGTGTGTTTGCCATGGTGGACGTCCTCACACAGGCCATTATGCTCCCCATGCATAATGCTTTATTTAAGAGATTGCGACCTATCTGTACGGACGGAACCTTCTATCAAATCGCTCCTGTGGAGCGGTTGATCAAGAGAATGAACGAAACAGGTAGAACATTCGTAGCCTCATATGATTTGAGCGCGGCAACCGACCGGTTGCCGATCTCTCTTCAAGAGGACATTTTAAAAGAAGTGATGGGAACTGAGTTAGCGCAACTATGGGTTCACTTACTCGTAGGTAGATCGTATGCCCTTCCTCGTATAGCCAAAAGCTATAATGTTGGTCGAACGCACGTCCGATACGCGGTAGGTCAGCCTATGGGAGCATATTCCTCTTGGGCTATGCTCGCGGTAACGCACCATGCAATCGTGCAATTAGCAGCGATGAGGGTGTACCGGGTGAGAGGCTGGTTCGAGTGGTATGCAGTACTTGGTGACGATATTGTCATCGCTGACAAAGCCGTCGCCCAAGAATACCTGAAGATAATGGAGACGATAGGTGTCGAGATCGGACTAGCCAAAAGTCTGGTTTCCCATACTAAATCTCTTGAGTTCGCTAAGCGAACTTACATCAACGGGACAGACTGCTCACCAATTTCTCTCGAAGAACTGGTGAGAAAGCAACTTCGCTATGGGGTAGTGAAGTTGTCGTCTGTAGCACGATTTGCGGGTTTCGGTTACAAGGTCTTATCTAAGCTCAGTCTTGGATTTGTACTGGCCAATCGTTGCGGTAGAATGTCCGCGTACTTGCATCGCCCGGGCGGTGTGTGGGCTATGACCTTACAGTCATGGCTCACTGCCGTAGGCCCCGGGATGATGGGAAGAGAAGTGAAAACTTGGTGGAGCACAGCTTTCACCTTGTGGAAACGGATCCTCCAGGCCTTGATTGGGAGAGTAACGCGCTTTGAAGCCCATTTACCCTTTAGTGCCCTCTATAATTACCATCATGGTGAATATAGACCCTTGAAGAAGGGAGAGGCACAACCTCATGGAGAGGCAAGTAAGAAAGGATTTGTAAGAATCGACTCTTATTTGGGGGACGGGAAGAGTCTAACAAGATGTATTTCGGTACAAGCCTTTAATGACTTTTTCCGAGAGTGGGTGACGTATCCGCATACTCAAGCCTTAAGAAAGGTCTTCTCGAGTATCAATGACAAACTAAGAGTGTTGTCGCCGTTCGTGATGCCGGCCTGGGAGTCAGTAGAGGAATTATGGACTAGTGTAATGCTCGACGAATCTGAAGCATCACTGCTTCCTTCGAGAATAACGTACCTTATCCGAGAGGACGAGGTGCGCCCTTCAGATGCACGGATCTTAGATCTGTGGAAGGCGCTAAGAAAGAAAGCCAAAATCGGTGAACCGGGCCTTGGAATGGTCGAGGGGTTTGTTGATCCGCCTCATGCGGAGAGACGATGGACGAGAGGTCTTGGTCAAGACCGATTGTTCATGGACACTTCCATAGTTTGGAATGAGTTCGCAGAGCAATTCTCGAAAGAGAAGGCTCGCGAGTCTCAAACCAAAAAATAGTTTAGCGTAACCAAGCGCAATCGGGCC